GGGTGGATATATTGCCAGTTGCTGATCCCAACATCTTTTCTCAAACTCAGCGTATTTCCCTCGCACAAACAGAGTTGCAGCTGGCAACCTCAAATCCGCAAATACATAATTTGTATCAAGCTTATAGAAATATGTATGAAGCGTTAGGTGTAAAAGATATTGATACGTTATTAATCAAACCTCAACCACCTCAACCATTGGATCCTGCTTTAGAAAACATTATGGCTTTATCTGGAAAACCTTTTCAAGCTTTCCCTGGTCAAGATCATAGAGCTCACATAACTTCGCATTTAAATTTTATGGCAACTAACATTGCTAGAAATAATCCGATGGTTATGGCAACTATGGAGAAAAATGTTTTTGAACATATTAGTTTAATGTCTCAAGAACAGATTGAATTAGAGTTCCCTCAGGAATTAATGCAGCTTTCACAGATGACTCAGATGGCGCAACAGAATCCACAGCTTCAACAGCAGGTAATGCAGATGTCTCAAAAGATAGAAGCAAGAAAAGCTGTGTTGATTGCTGAAATGATGGATGAATTCATGAAGGAAGAAAAAGCAATTACTTCTCAATTTGATAATGATCCAATTGCTAAGCTAAGATCTAGGGAGTTAGACCTTAGAGCGATGGATAATCAACGTAAAAAAATTGAGGGGCAAGAAAAAATTAATCTTGATCGTATGAAAGCGATGATGAATCAACAAGAACATGATGACAAACTTCAACAAAATGAAGACTTGGCTAAAATGAGAGCTAATACTTCAATTGAGAAGACAATACTTAGTAAAACTATGCCAAATGTAGATAAAATGATACCAAGTATTGAAATTCAAAAGTACAAAGGAGAAAACAGATGACATTAAACATCAAAAAAGCGATAAAAAAACCTGGAGCACTAAGAAAATCTCTTGGTGTTAAAAAAGGTAAGACAATACCCGCTTCAAAGTTAAAAGCAGCTGCTAAGAAACCAGGAAAACTTGGACAAAGAGCAAGATTTGCTATAACATTGGGCAAATTAAGAAAAAAATAGGAGGATACATGGCAAATAAAGTTTATCCAGATAAAGCATTGGATGTTAATAAAGATGGTTACCTAAACGGTGGCGTTGATATTAAAACTCCAAGTCAAAATTTGGAATGGGACACTAGATCTAAAACTTGTGCAGATGGAATACAAAGAAACGTAATTCCAACTGGCGATCAGGTTGAGGTTAAAGGTACTAGAAGAATGCTTAAGTCTAAAAGTAAAAAAGCAACTTGGTATTAGTATGTGGTTTAGTGCTATTAAGTTAGCCGTATCTGCTGGCAGTAAAATTTATGCTAACAGACAGAAGGCAAAAATTGCGATGTCCGATGCGCAGTTATTACACGCAGAGCGACAAGCTCGTGGCGATGAAGCTTACCAAGGTAAACTTCTAGAATCGAGAGACAAAGACTTTAAGGACGAGGTCGTTCTTGCGATTCTCACGTTGCCCATTTTGGTGCTCGCATATGGGGTCTGGTCGGATGATCCGGCAGCTATGGAAAAAATTAAAGTGTTCTTTGAGCATTTCCAGGCACTTCCGGGCTGGTTTACAAATTTATGGATTCTCGTCTGCGCCAGCATTTTTGGTATAAAGGGTACACAAATATTTAGGAATGGGAAAAAATAAGGTAGACAA